GTCGATTACCGCTGCTTCATCTGCCATGTTTCACTCCTAAACGGTGGGCGCTCCTCCACCCGGAGGAGCCGCGTTCTGCTGCGTTTGCGGTGCGGCTTCCGGTGCGCCGGGTACTGCGGGTTTCGGTTTCTGCGGCATCGGCGGACCCATCGGCGCGGGCGGCGGCGGCGTCTGCGCAGCCAACATCATCTGGTGCGCCTGGTAATGCAATCTCAGGTTGAGAATTCCCTGAGCGGCCATCATCACCTGCTGCGGATCGCCCACCTTCATGCGCAGCCAGCAATCCTCGCTCGACAAATACTCCTGGCACTTACGCATTTCCCAAAGGTGATAATCCTCCGGCTCGGGCATGATCGACGGCATCATAGGCGGCGGCGGCTGATAAGGCGGTGCCGGCAAACCCGCGGCAACTTCCTGCATGGCCTGTTGGGCGTGCTGCACCTGATACTGCGCGACCGCTGCGGAGTTATCGACGGGCGGCTGCTCCAACAACAGTTCCAACTCACGCATCTGTTTCTTGTAGGCAATGGCCGGTGTGAGGGTCAGGTCGGGATTTCCATTCAGCTCCAATATTTCTTCCCAGTTGTCCGGGCTCTCGAAGATGGCAGCGCCCAGTGGAGTAAGAGCGGCCATGGGCAGCATTTGCTGCATGTTCTGGCGTTTGCTGGACGTGGAATCGGGGAAGCTGGAATCGACGTCTGGTTTTGCGCGGAAGGTGCCTTTGCGAATCTTGCTCAGTTGCAGCGTGGTCTTGGTTCCATCCGGCTTGGCAACGGCGATTTCCTTGCCATGGTCGGGGTTCTTTGATGCCAGCAGCACTACCTGGGTGTAGATGACCGCCCACATGCGCTGGATATTGCTCCAAGCAGGCCCGAGCATGCCCATAGCCTGAGAACGGTCCATCGCTTGTCCGCTCGCAGTCTTTGAAGCGGGGGTACTGCCGGCGAGGGCCGGTAAGGCTCCCACCAGATCCGGCTCAAGGGTTTGGCGGATGCCTTCCATGGCTTGCACAAAGGACTCTGGCACGGAAAAGTCCGGCTCACGGTAAACGATTTGCCCGTCGATCTGTACATCAGGCGGTGACTCTTTGAGGAGATGAAAACGTCCTGGAGCTGATCGAGTGTCCGTGATGGAGTTGTAGTCGGTGGCGCTTCCCTTGAAATAAGTTGCGGGCCAGCACTTTTCATAGTTTTCCCGCTCCGCATTCTTGTAATCGTTGAATACGTCTTGAGTGATCTTCGCGGGCTCCATCAGGGCGCCGCCCGTCATTCCGTCGCGCACGTCGGGAAATCCGATGCAGGTCGAATCGTCCATGGCTTCGTTCCACGATTCGCTGTAGTTCTTGCCGATGTACTTCGCATGTACGCCTTCAGGGAACAGCGTCTTGAGCGCCGTGCGCACTGTGACCTGGCCGGCCATCATCCCATCTTCCTCCGGCGGAAACTCCATCATCCCATCCGGCGGCGCATCGGGAAATGCGGCATCGCAGCAGCCATCTTCAAACGCATCCGGGCGCAAGAACACCTGCATCTCGGTCACCAGATGCGCGAGCGCCTGGCCGGTGAGATAGTAGCCTTTGCGTGCCTGCTTTACGCCCAGCCTTGCAAAGCGCTCCCAGTCCGATTCTCCAAGCGCGGCATCCCCGGATTTGATCTTGTCGCGAATCCATCTGTTTTGTGCCTTGGCTTGAACGATGTCCAGATCGTCATAAAGAAACGTGAAGACAACATTGCTGAAGTCGCGGGTGGTGATGGGAACCCGGCTTTCGAGCGTCCCATAAAAGCGCACCGTCTCCATTTGCCTTGGCTCGCCGCGCTCGTTGTATCCCCAGCGCTGCGCATCCTGGGAAGTGTAAACGCGGCTCACGACTCGGCCCGAAAGCTCCATGAATCGGCATTGCTGCTCCTGCAACAGCTTGACGTCGTTGTGCTGGTCGAAGAAGTGCCTGTAGCCTTCGGCAATCTCGGCCGATTGCTCGTCTTCTGGTTCGCCTAACTTGTTGGGTTCAAAGTCGATTCCGGGTGGGTTCTGAGTAAGGACAGAGTGCAGCGTGCGTCGGTCCCGCCTGAATATATTGTATGCACCCATATACTCAGGGCATTCGAGTTGTTGGCCATTTCCGAGATCGACGTATCCGCCGGAAACTCCAATCTGATAGACACCAGTCCCGAAGTTGGGGTAGACATGCTGTACTCCGTCATCGTAGAACCTCAGTATTCTATCCATCAGGACTTCTATGCGCCGGTCGTACATATCGCGCAAAGAGAATGTCTTGACGAGCTGATCGAGCGCATCCTTCAACGCCTGGGGAAGGTCGCGGTTGTTTTCACCGTAGGTAGGCGGCTCGGAGGTATCGGGAACGGTTTCCGGGTGATCTTCGGCAATCGCGTCATCGGGCATTACGGGAGCGGTCGCCAATCAGTTTCTCCAGTAGCGTTCCAGGTTGCCGAACTTGTCCCGCGCATCCGCCAGAGCATTCAGCGCTTTGATGATTGTTTCGCAGCAGAACGTTTTACCGGGCGAAGTGACGCCTTTACAGTAAGGACACTGTATATCCACCAAACCCACGCGGGCGATGGTGTCGAGCTGATGGCTCAGCAGCAGCAACTTTTCCTCGCCGGTGGTCATGCCGTTACCAGTCATTTTCCCCCACGGGCTTTCTTGCTCATTGCCCCGATACCGGGGTACTTGGCATGAACTTTGGCTTTGATCCGTTCCTGTTCGGCGGGTGAAGCATTGTGCGCCATGGAGAGAGCGGCGCGAGCGTGGTTGGCGTCCTCGATGGGGAATCGGCCGCCGGGCAAAGCAAAGTCTTTTGAGGGGATTTTCTTGCGGGCTGCTGCCGTCAGTTTCATTTCCTTGCTGCCCTAGTCAAATGCCCATTGCCGCCGATGCGCTCAATATAAACACAGCATCCCTTGGCTTCCACTTCCACGCCGCCGTCTCTATGAACACGTTTGGATTTCGCGATCATGTTCTTTCCAAAGCAAAGACCGTGATCGTAATACTTGCAATTTGCGCACTCGAACGGGCCTTTGTGGTCGGGATTCTCATATCCAGTTCCCTTATCTCCACGAACCGCATCATCCGCGATCTGCACGCTTTTTCCTGGCTGCCGTAGTGAGCGCTCCAACCTTTTCCGGCAATTTTAGCCCTTTGCTCGCCTGATCCCATTCCTTCACGCCGGCACTCCCAAGAGCTGCCCGCCCCGAGGTACTGTTAACCCAACGAAGCTGAGCCTTGGACTTAGCCGGCATTTTAGGTGTAAATTTTCACGTACTGCAATGTCACCTGAAGCGTGCCCGTGCCGGTAGCGAAAGCCGCTGTCGCGTTGTTGATGTAGATGGGCTGGCCTCCGAACGTCGATTCGGTGCTGGTCCCAATCGTTGCGCCCGCCACCGCAATGATTTGCGTTACCGTGGGACTAGTCAAAAACGTGGAAGCAACCGTGCTCGCCAGAGCGTTGGTCGTCACCGCAGCGCCGTATCCAATCTCAATCGCTCCGCCGCCAGTCCAGGCCGTCCCGCCGTTCAGGTTCACCAGCGTCGCAAGCGTAATCAGGTACAGCGAATTGGCATCCGGCGTGGGTAGCAGCTCGACCGGCGTAGCAAACATGCCTTTCACCTGAGCGTTGGTCAACGTCACAGTGATGGCTTCAGGAACCGTTCCGCCCGAAGTACCGGAGTTGTCCACCACCTGAACGCCGGCATACTGAGTCGCAGCATTCAGAATCGCTTGCGTCCCTCCCGCTTGGAACCATGCCGCATCCACAGCTACTTGGGCTCCACCATATTTGCTGGCCGCAAGTATGGCTTCCTGAAGCCCGTAAGTGCCGGAGCTGACCTGGGCGCCGGTGCCGTGCGCATAGGTGAAAGTGCCCGTGATGAGAAGCTGATTCAGGTTGTTCGTGCTGACCGCCGAAGCGGTGATGATCTCCTGCTGGCTGTCGCCCCCAATCTGAATGGGGCAAACCGCGCTGATCGGGATCGCCAGTCCTGCCGACGTGTAAAGACTCGTGGGAGAGCAGGTCAGGGTGTAGGTTCCTGCCGTGGTAGAACCGTTGAGCACCTGAAGCGCTGCACCGCCGCCGCGGACGCCGTAAGCGTAATCCAATGCGTTGAAAATCCCTGCAAACCGCGAGATTGCCATTTCGTTCTCCTAAATCACTGAAATCGAAGGCGCAAGGGTCAAATTTTCACCGGACGCCGCTGCTACAAGGCATTGTATGCCATTTGCCCAAACTGTCTGCCCAACCCCAAAATTTGGCGTCGCCCCCGGCCCGCTGACCGTCAGGTACAACTGATTCCCCGGCAATCCCGAATTAGGATTGGCAATTTCATTTACCACGAAATTGATCCCGCCCACAATCACAGAAGAACCAGCCGTGAATGGAACATTCTTGGCGGCGAAATACGCCGCATTCGCGTTGGGATCAATCGCCATCAGAACCCGCTCATGGTGTGCGAGGGCTCGTTGCCCACTTCCGCGTTCCCGCTGGCTGGCGCCATGCCATCTCCACCCATCGAACTCATGTGCGCATTCAGCGCCTCGGTATTCGGGTGCTCATGGGGCCCGCTCATCTCGCCGTGCTCCGAAATATGGTGGCTGGTGTGGTGGCCGTCGAAGTGATGCTCAATATGGGAATGGGCATTGCCGGTCTGCTCGTGCATCGACTGCAAATGGCCGTGAATGGAAGAAAGTGCATCGCCAGGTCCATCCCCGCCCTCACCGGCCACCTTGCCTTGAGGCTCTTTGGGCTTTTCGGCCATCGGCTTGCTTGGCGGTTTCGGCCCTTTAGCCATTGGCGGCTTGGGTTTTCCGCCCATCATTTTCATTGCGCTACCGAATGCCATTGGCTTCCTCGAATTCCCGCTCGTTCTGCTGCTCGATCAGATTCCGCACCTGAGCCGCCGTTTTCGCCTTGATTATAGGCTGAACCTGCGACCTCTCCACGATTTTCTTCTTCAGGCTGTCCAGCTCAAGCACCAGAGCGGCATGACGGTCCGATAGCCTTTTCCAATCCCCCGTCAGTACGGAATAGGCTTCCGTGTCCCGCTGATGCAATTGCTTAAAATACTCGACGTTGGACGTGAGGGAAGTATTCTCTGCACGGGCAAGACCCAGCTCGCAGGTAATACGCATCCACTCATCATAATGACTGGGGAATAGCCAATAGCCAAAACTGTTCCACCACCGCTCTACCTTGCCCATCCCGTCCTCCCCCTCATCGGCTTTCTCTGCCGGTGTACCGCATCAAACGCCCGCTGCTCCATAACCTTCGAATGCACCGACCGCTCAGGCTCCTTCGCCCACAACTCCTGCTTTTGCACCGGCAACGGCTTCTCGGCCGGCTGCCCGAACACATGATACACCCCATATCCAGCCCCCTGAAGCGGATCATCCCCCAAGTAGCTGGCGATCTGCTCCACCTTCTTCGAGTCCCTGGGAGCCGTCCCAATGCACTCAATCAGCCGCGGACACTCCGAAGAAATAATCCAGTTCGGCAGCATCTTTGGCATACCATTAGCCAATGTCCCACACGGCACCCGACGCCTCAAAAGGTTGTACATCGTCTGCTCACGCCCTAGCTTGTCTTTACCTGAATTGCTTGGCGCGGGCAGCCCAGCGCTCAACAAAAACGGAGTCATCCGTCGAGCGACACTATTTGAACTTGCTCCATAAGACTTGGTGGTTTGATCTGCAAAAGCATCATGAGAAAATGGAAATGCTTCGTACCGCGGCATCTTCCCATCCAAACCCAAAGATTCCTTGACAATCATCTCGGAGAGCATCTCAGGGTCGTGATGCTTAACGAGCACTTCCTTATACGTGCGTAATATGCCGTAATCGTCCATGCAGTGCCAATAGATGGCCGCGTCATGCTCGAATCCCCAATCTCCACTGATCCAGCGTCGATGCCAGGGGGAGGGTATAGCGTCAGCTGCAACACAGGTGTTTTCCGCCACATCAAACGCACCATAGAAGTAACCCCCAACCACATCCCACAAACCATTCATCAACGCTTCCCGAATCGCCGTCGGGTACGTCATCAACGCCGCATGGAAGTTTGGGTCCTTCGCATAGATGGGGTTATCCAAATATGTACAAGGAAAGTAAGCATAGTCCTGAGGACGGTATAGCTTGCGCTGATCCGCATCCATTTCGTCGCAGGGCACGTGATCGACGAATAGCCGACGTACCCAACCTGCACCAATTCCGATAGGGTTACCGGCCCCATCCTTTGTTGTGTACTTAGATACAGGGCATCGGTTCCACGCCGAAGTGGCGTTCCACTGGCTGAACAGAAACTCGCACAGCTCGTCATACCCAATCTTGAGCCACTGCCCCTGGTATCCCCACGCATCATACTCATACTGCATACTCCCGAAGTTCGTGGTGCTGCCATTCTTCCAGGTCACAATGTTCCGCGTCCGGTTGAACGTCTGATACAACTCCTTCGGAATCAACTCCATGAACCGCGTGATCACCGTCGCCTCAAGCTGGGGATACGTCCTCCGCAACAACAAGGTATGCACATGCCTAGCCTGATCCGCCGGGAACTCCTGGCACTCCATCATGTGATCCACGATCAAACACGCAGTCTTGCCCGGCCCCGCAGCTCCTCCGAGGAACCGCATCGGCGCAGGGCTTTCGTGGAATAGTCGCTGTTTAGGGAATGGCGAGTAGATCTTCTTGAAATCAATCAGGAACCGGTCGGCGCCGGTCTTCACAGCATGGCTTCCCGCACAACTTCATGCGCAGGCTTAAAGCCATCGGTATCAAGGCCATCAAACCACGCCAGCCGGTGAACCTCATCCACGGCAACACAGCACATCCTGATGTCGTACACCCCAGGCTTCTCGTGACTGTTGCCCGCATAATAAAAGTCACCAACGACAGGCAAAGCCAGTCCGTCAGGCCATCGAACGGGATACGCTGGGTCAGTCATGCCGGCACGTAGTCCACCACCACCACTGACCCAGCGCCGCCGGCCAGCGGGTACAGATACGAGTCCGACAGAATCCCGCCTTGGACGTTGGCGGCCGACTTGGTGTATGACCCGCCGGGGTTGAGCGGTATCCCATTGGTAGCGCTTACCGTCGAATCTCCCACGTTTACCGTGGCAGACAATCCCGTATTGATGAACGTGATCTGCCTCCAGCCAATCCCCCGCGGACTGACCTGCGTCAAACCCGATCCAACTGTCACCGATAGCGTGGGCATGCAACCATTATGCACCAGCTAGGGCGCAGGTGGCACACCACCATTGCCCGTTCCGAATGAAGTTCTTGTTTGGGTGCTTCGCGCATGGTACGGATGGCGGTCCAAACTCTCGCCCTTCAGCCAGTTCATCCCGCACGGCATTGTTCCCACTTCGTTTAGGCGCTGCTCCCGAGTCATGTGTATCCACTCCATTGATTGACCTCCTGGCCTCATGGCGCTTGGGCTGATCCCACTTGGGTGACTTGCATAGCGGGCAGTACTTAGGTTTTGCTACTCTGGCCGTCCACCTACCGTTGCACCGTAAGCAGGTATTCATGATGATGATTATCTCACATCATCATCATCATTTCCCTTCGATCAGCGGAGGCTCATCCTGGCCAGCGCCGCCGGCGCCGGCGTCGATCCGCGCTGGCCGCGGCACATCATGCACCAGCTGCAATCCCACTGAGCCGGTATGCTCTGCCTGGTAGCGCTCTCCGTACACTTTGGGCAACAGCTTAGCTGCAACCCACTTCCTGGCATCCACCATCAGCTTGGATCGTTCTACGTTGTCGCCAACGATCACTTCCACGCTGCCATCTTTGAGGGTCTTGCGCTTCTCCCCAATGAGCGGAGTGTCTGCAATATCAACGATTTGCGTAGCCATTAGCTCAGCTTGGTTTTGGCGCGCGCGCGTGTACATCTCCAAGAATTTTGGCCGGGTTTCCATCCACAGGAATACTGTGCGGAAATCGGGCATTCCCGGCTGCTGGCAGATGTATTGGAGGGATTGGCCGTTTGAAATGGCCTCGCAGATCGCGATTTCCGCTTCCTTCTGGTACTTTTTCGGTCTTCCAGCAGGCATATCCATACCTTATCCACGTTGCTTTGCTATTTCCAGTCCATAGTGAGATTTCCACATTTCCACAACTTGCTGTTGCAAAATAGTCCTTGACGCATCCTAGTCAGCGTTGAATACTCATCATGAGGTTGATTGATTCACACCGGAGGGAATGGCAATGAAGTACATGATCGAGCGTACCCTGAGCGGGTACGAGCTGCTGTATGGCAGCGCAGAAGAAGGAGTTGAGGTTGTCTCAACTCACACAACCAAGCGTGACGCAGACGCAGCTCGCAAGCGCCTGCAAATTGAGGACAGCAAATTGAGGGCGTCGGAGCGTAGCTACCAGTCCGGCTGCGCCTATGCCTGCGGGTACCACAACTAAACGTGAAAGGAATAATGCCATGAAGATGGATGCAGAGCAGGTCAACAAATCGCACGAGGTAGCAAGAGCCAGGAACACAAAAACAGAAACCATAGCTAGGCAGATCGCGGACCCGGTATGGGCCATGCGTACGAGGCCGCTTAAAGCGGCAGGAGAGATGACGATGTTCACCCAAGCAAATACCGATGGATACACCGATCAGGAACTAGCAGCCCTCAATGATGAGGCAGAAACCCGCATCCCTGAAATCATGGCCGATTATGGCATCAGTGAGGAACAGGAACAGGCGGAAAAAGCATTCGCGGATGAGGTCGCCCGTCGGTAAAAACCATCCCCTGAGCAGATGGCAACTAAACGTGAAAGGAATAATGCCATGAGGAACGCAGATATAACCAGAGCACG